GACCCTTGGATCAACTTGTTCAAAGCTTTGTACGTGAACGCGCGTTTAATCCCCGGGCCATGTTCCCTGAGTGCTTCAGCATGTGGCAATGGTTTCTTAATACCAAAGCCATGGGGCTCCCACATATCAAAGTGGCACAGTCGTCCCCCTATCGTTCTAATCTTACCAGAGTCATCGGCGCGTCGCGCCACAGCCTCTGATAACATTTTTACAAACGGTGCTTTTTGGTGATACGTTTTTAATAGTTTCTCTGCAGCATCTTTCATCAATCCTAGTTCTGCCATAAGTTTGTTCTTGCCCATGCCGTACATGATGCCAAGATTAATTGTCTTTGCTTGTTTACGTTCGATGCCGGCCATGTCTGCAATCATCTGATGAAAGTCTGCACTGCCACTCCTGTATTCATCTACGATAGTTCCTGTGCCCTCTAATCTCATCAGTGATGCAAAGTGTACAAGTATTCTAGGTTCTTGTTGGCTGTAGTCAAAACAACCCCAAGTGTGTCCCTCTTCTGGTATAAATAAACTTCTAATCAGCGGGCCCAGATGCTTGTGACGTGCTGGTATCTGCTGTAGGTTTGGGCTGTTGTAACTGAACCTGCCTGTCACTGTGCCGCCTTGGTCTGATCGTATCTGGTTTATCTCTGCGTGTATGCGTCCGTTGTGTTCGTGTTTAAGTATTGTATCTATAAATGTAGTGTTTGCTTTGTTGATCTCTCTTGCTTCGTTAATTAGTTTAGGTAGTTCTGCTGGGTGTGTTGCAAGAAAGTTTTTTGTAAAACTTGGTGCGCCTTTCTCTGTCCTGTCGTATGGAATCTTTTGACCATCAAACGCTTTTGCAATTGATGCAGCAGCCCAGATCTCTACATCAAAACCTGCTATCTTATTAATATCTTGTAATAATTTTTTCTCTGTTTCTAATAGTTGTGCCTTGACAGACATTGATTTTTGCACGTCAACACGGACACCTTGAAATTTCATATCGACCAAACACGGAAAGAGACTTGTTTCTAAATTAAATACATCCCACAGATCTTGTTTTGATATTTCGTGTTGCAGTGCATGCCACAACTTCAGTGTGATCTCTGCGTCTTTTTCTGCATACTCACCAACAAATGGTGCAGGTAGTCTCCACATCTCTGCTTTTGGATTGACACCAAAGTCTTTTGCAGCGTCTTGTAAAAGCTTTTCATTCTTACGCATGCCAATATAGTCTTTACCAACAGAGTCCAGTGTGTAACTGTATCTGTTTTCGTCAATCAAACTTGCAGCAATCATCGTATCAATGATGCCGCCATTTATGTGAAAGCCAAGTGACCTGATCCAGGATACATCGTACATTGCATTGTGAAATATTTTTGTAGCTGTGTTATTTAAAAGTTCTTCGAACCAATCTAACACCAATCCCCGATCCATGTTTCCCCCACCTTCGTGCGCAATAGGAAAATAGCCGGACCAGCCCTCGACTGCAACGGCTATGCCGACTATCTCCCCGTCTCTTCTTACCGCACCTGATCCCATTGTGAGCAGGTTCGGATCTCTTGTCTCTAAGTCAATCGCAATCTCTGCGTGCTGAGACAAATCTGGTAATCTCTCTGGTGGTACCCATTCTGTTTCTGGTGTAAATAATGGTTGCTGTAATGTTCTCACTTATATTCTTCCTTCAGTTTGTTCAAAAACCAAATAGCTTTGTCTAAATCTTCTATGGGTTTGCCTTTATGTTCGTGGCGCCAAATGTATTTAATTGCTGAACCCTGACAATAGTATTTGAAACCATCACCTTGGCAAGACTTAATTGCATCAATACAACCTATGTCACCTTTGTTATAGTGTGCTGGAAAATTTACTGGATCATTTTTTTTCATACATATCCTTTATTTGTTTTTGTATTCTTCTAATATTATTTCTCTCCCACAAACCAAAATCCATGCTTGTTACAGGCCCACCTTGTGAGTACAGTCTTCTACTTGGTCTTGCTATTCTCTCTAAATATTTTCTGTAAATGGTTTTGCACATTTCTATTGTTATCGCACCCTTTTCATTGTTTGTGTCCCAACGGCAAAATACAATATTTTCTTTTGTGTAACCAATATCAGAATCAAAACGATCAACAGATACCAGGTCAGGTGGTGTCGAGTGTCTCTTCTTTGCACCTTTAATAGCTAATTTTCTTCCTATTTTCATGGGCTTACCGGTGTAGTAACAAAACATACCATACTTAACTTTGTGTTCCTCCCATGCCTGTAAAAACTCTTCTTTTGTTAGAGTGTGTTCCAGTTTTGCACATTTACGCGACCCAGAAGATTTTTTATAATTCCCATTGTCTCTTTTCATCTTTTCTTTTTTGTGCACTCTTTTTTTAATGTCGTTCCATTTAGAAATTATAAAACCACTTTCGGTGTTTAAATATTTAATATTTTGCTTTCGCATAGTTTCGTTGTCTTTATAAGGCATTATATTGTGTAACTCCTCTCATAATTTTTTGGTTCTAATATATGTAAAGATTTTTTTGCTCTGGTCACAGCAACATAGAATAGACGGTGTAGTTCGTCTGGATCAATATCGTTGTGGTCAAGAGCAGACTTAGTAATATCAGGTAAAAGTAATACATTGTCAGCTTCTCCTCCTTTTGCTCCGTGTATTGTTGATAATGTTATACGTGGTGTTTGTGAAATTTTTTCTTTGTTGGCCAACATGTTTCGTATGTAGTTTTCTGTCTCAGCATCTAACCCATCGAAGGCTTTGTACCAAACATCTTGAGTTTGTAATCCGTGTTTCTCGATGCACTCTTCAATGTAATAACCATCTTCGTTCTCGTCCATGGTTTTACCGGTCTTGTATCCTGGCGCAACGTTGTTACCAAGATAAGAATAAATATTTTTTATTGATGCGATTGGTAGTAATGTTTCACTGTTTCTCCATTTCTCCCAAGTTTGTATCGCAAGAAGTAAATCTAACTTTATAGAATTTTTTGTTTTGTGTGAGTAGTACCACCCCTGCAACCTGCATAATTCTTTTATGTCATCTAAAAAATAATTTGCAGTTGATAGCACCAACCACTCGCCTTGCGACATGTCTATTTGTGTAACGTCTGAGTATCTTGTCAAGTCACCCACCTCTTGTCTTGGCATATAATCTTTATCATATCGATTTGAAACATTTCTAATAATCTTTTGTGACAGCTCGTGTATTGGTCCACCTGGTATTCTGTAAGATTGATTTAATGTGTCGACGTAATCTACTTCTTCTTTAAGTGCAATAAAAGTATCAACGTCAGCGCCAGCCCATTTAAATATTGCTTGATCATCATCCCCTGCAATGTAGGTCTTGTTTGCTTTCGACCATAAAGTCCGGACCATTCTCCACTGCAAAGGTGAGAGGTCCTGTGCTTCATCAATAAATAGTACGTCGAAAGATGGTGAAATATCTTGTTCAATAAATTGTTCCAGCATGTCATTATAATCTATTAAGCCTTTCTCTTTTTTATATCTACTAAGTTCTTGATCTAAAAGATATAATAGATCTCGCTCAATGTCCATACTGTGTTCATTTTTATTATATTCTTCCAGGACATTGGTGCCCATTACCCGCGATTTGTTAATAAGTCTAAGATACTCATTGTCAGAACTAAACACACCATCCTCTTCACTATGCCATGCTGTTTTTATTGGTATGCCACATTTCAAACCAAACTCTCTATAGTCAGAATGTTTCATCACACGTTCTTTTTTTACACCCAACATTCTAAATGCCAGTGAGTGCAGTGTTCTAAAGTATGGTATTTCTTTTTGGTCGATCATAAATTTTTCTTCTGCTCTGTGCGTTGCTTCCCATGCAGCTTTCTTTGTAAAAGAAAAATAGCCTATCTTTTTTATGTCGACACCATCACGTAAAAACTCTTCTACTAAATTTAGTAGTGTAGTTGTTTTACCTGTGCCTGGTGGTCCTAGTATTATCGTCTTCACTAAAAAGGTGTCTCCTCGTATTTAACTTTGCTAATAGTTGGTTTTTCTTTTTTCATAGATTTTATTTTTACAAGATGTGGTTGTTGATCTTTTACTTTTAGTCTTGTCTCTTTATCAAAGATGTCCTCTAAACTTTTTAATAAGTTTCCTGTTTTAATCCTGTCCATCTCCCAGTTGTTTCTTTTACAAAAAGCAAAGAAGTCATCCATCCTAAAATATGTAAAGCCCTCGTCACTCCATGCCATCTTACGTAGTATGTCATCTCTTGTTCTTGCCTGTGGTCTGTTCACTGTAAACTCGTGTAATAAATTTATTAGATGTTCTTTTGGATCTAACGACTTCAAAGGTTCTATCTCTTGTAAACTAGCCATCAATGTTTTTAGATGCACATCTCTCCAATCTTTTGCCTTTGGTATTGGTGACACTACGTTTGCCTGCTCTAATACAGCTACAGCGAACAGATTAGGATTGTGTAGCTGCTCTGTCTTCAACTCCACCCTGCTACCACTAACATTTAAAAACCATTGTGGTGGATTAGATTTAATCTTTGTAAGTGTATCTAGTTCTGGCATCTGTTCTTCTTCAAAACCAACACCAAACTTTTTTGTTCTGCATTTTGCAGGATTGCAAACACTACATATTGGTTGTTCTTTACATCTGTATTTATCGTAGCCACGTTTACCAATGGACTTAATGACATTTTGTACCTCTGCAGATCTCAAAGGTGGACTCATGTATTTGTGATTGTCGTCCTCTAATATATCTTGCCAATTATCTGGGTTGGCTTTCTGTCTGTATATCGCTAAATTAAATAAAGAATTGTTTCTTGATCCCTCACCAAACCCCTCTTCTGCTAGGCGATTAAGACACGGTGGTCCATCGGGAAAAATTTCTACAACCTCTGCTTTCTTTACAATTATGTTTTCTATCTCTGTTCGTGTCTGTACCCACTCGTCGTATATAGAATAGAATGATTCTAAACTAGCAGCCTCACCACCAGCTTTCATCGCATATCTCAAACCACGCACACCACCGTGGTATGGTAAGTTTAAGAAATTACCTGTATCTCCACGCTCAACTAATATTTCAGTTTGTTTCGGAAAAATCTCACTACCTGCATAACCCAAAGCCTCTGCCATGGCTTTGAGTTTAGACTGCATCAATGATGCAGGAATAAACTCTGAAGCGAATAAAAACAAATGTGCGCCACCAGATTTTGACCTGAATGTCACCAACGGCAAGCTAAGTCCTTTTATGTTTCTCATCAAAACAAGATGGTCAACATTGTATACATCAATGTCTATACAACCCCATCTACACTCGTTGTTTTCATTTATTGGTATGATACCAAGGGCTGGTTCTTTACCCTCTACATGCTCTTGCCACAGTTTATCTGTGACCTCTTCTCTTTTAATTAATGCTTTTGCTACAGCTTTTCCCTTCTCAGTAACCTCTCCGGTCAGTTTCATTATACCGTATGCACTATTATTACCTTCAAATATTTCTTTAAATTTCACGCTTTGGCCTTCCCGTTTTTGGTTTACCTCTGTTGGGTCTGAAGCCTGGCTTACAAATATCGTTACAATAAACTTTGCTCTTTTGATATTGTGTTATCTCAAATGTCTCTTTGCATGTTGGACAAATCTTTTTCATATCTTTTACTTTCCTTTCTATTATAATAACGAGACCCCAAGAAGGGGGAGTCCTGGGGTCTCACCATGATTAAAATGGTACTTCGTCTTTTGACTTAGTCTCACCTTCACCATGTTTTACTTGAACGTTCCCTACGCTCGAAGCAAACTGTTTTGCAGCCTCATACAAGTTCTTGTCTTGTACAGGGCCAACCTTTTGCACGTTCCAACCAAACCAAGTCCCCTTGTCATTTGATTGTTGCACTGTGCTCAAATTGTACACGTGACTGTAAGCTGCTGGTGTGAACATACCATTCTTACCTTGAAGTTTGATACTGTTCATCATCGAGTTCCATGACCTACTTACCTTCAACTGTGTTGATTTCATCGTAATCAACGCTTGTGACATGTCATCTAACATCACAAAGTAAGAGGCTGTGTTCTCTAGATAGTTACCGTTTGGTAGTCTATCTTTGTAGTCAGCTCCTCTAGTGGCCTCTTTTATAATACCACTCTCTACTGAGTGAATAGCAACTGGGGCGCTTGTGCCCTCACCTCTATCACTCCACTCAACGTATTCACGCTTGTAACCGCATGGTATTACGTTGACTCCCTCTACACCATCATATGCCTGCTTAGTCACGGTATTGAATATCATACCTGCCTTTGCACCCTCTACATACTTGGCATCCCTCTCATTTACTTCAGGGCTTAGCTGTCCCAGCACTCGTAAAAAAGGCATTGCAAAATCGCCTTGCCCCATTCCGTCCATGCCACCAGCTTGGTCTTGTTCAAACATGCTCGTTAGAGCCACGTCTGACTTTTCTTTTTTCGCTACTTGGTTCATGTTTCTTTTCTCCTTGTTCATGATTTCCGGCCTATTTTTGTTTGGTCCTTCACAAAAGTGTGAAAGAAATCCGAGGGCATATCGAGGCCGGCCTCGATACGCTCTCTAAAGAGTGCTTTCAAAGTCATAGGTTCTACCTTCTGCTTCTGCGAAGGCTCATAGCCCTCTCGCACTGCAAGGCCTAGCAACTGCTCTGCCTTGTTATCCTCGCCCTTCCCGAACTGTACAGCAACCTCATTCTTAATGATGTCACCCAGTCCGTTATCACGAAGCCATTGAAAAGCTGACTCTACCTGATCTTTTTTGATGGTGCAGTTGTAAGACTTTCTAATGTCTACAGAACTGCCGTCAGCCAACTTCAGAGAAGACAAACCCTGCTCTGCTAGGAGGTTAGGTATTATCTCTGAGCCAATCTTGTCTGCTTGCTCTTTTTGTTTTTTGAGCTGCTTTTCTAAATTATTAATATTGTTTTCAATATCAGCTAACTCATTGCAGTAGCTAGCTAATGTTTGTATGTCTGTTTTTTCAATTAGTTGTTGTTGATCTTCTTCAAAATCAATGTCGTTTATCTCACTCATTGTTATTTCCTTTCTGATATAAATCTATTGTAAGTGGGTAGTATTTTGTTTCTTGTCTGTCCCATTTCAGTAAATTAAATTTACCTTGTGTAATGTCACTGACTATCGCACTAGACAACCCAATAACTGCTGGGTCACCAGTGCACAAAATATAATCTCTATCTCTAAAATCTTGTAAGTTCTTGCGCATCTTTTGTATAAAAGGTGCTGCTGAATAAATTGCTTGAGACATTGGTGGTAAGCATATTACCAAATAACCAAAGTCTGACGCCCCTAAAATATTTATATTTTGTGGCGGGTGTTGTAACACATAGACGAAAGTTTCGTCTGGGTTTTCTTTATGAAAAGCTAAAAAATCAGTTAGGCTTTTCGGTTTGTATAGTTCGAATATTTGATTCTTCATTATCTTTCTTTTCCTCAGCAGTAGCTGCGTTTAATTTATCTGTCAAGTCATCAATTTGAATATTCAAATTAATTATCTCACTGTTGTTTTTTTGCAACAGTTTGAGTAGTGACTGTATGATTTTATCTTTATCCATTTCTTTCTCCGTTTATGGTTGACAATAATTTAATCATGATTAAATATAAGTCAAGAAAGAAAATATGATAAAACATTATAAATTTAAGACCAAGCCATACGAGCATCAACTGAAAGCCCTAGAAAAGTCATGGGCTTCTGACACCTTTGCTTTGTTTATGGAGATGGGCACAGGTAAATCCAAGGTCCTCGTTGATAACATAGCTATGCTGTACGACAGAGGCGCTATCAAAGGCGCACTAATTATTGCACCAAAAGGTGTATACAAGAACTGGGACGCCATTGAGTTTCCCACACACATGCCAGATCACGTAGAACACACAAAAGTATTGTGGGAGGCAAACATCACAAAGAAAAAACAAATGGAGCTTGACACATTATTTGATGATAAAGGTGATCTTAAGATATTGATAATGAATGTAGAAGCATTTTCTACAAATAAAGGACTGGACTTTGCTCGAAGTTTCCTTAACATTTTTGTTGGAAGAGCTTTGATAGGGATTGATGAATCTACGACGATCAAGAATCCGACAGCAAAGCGAACAAAAAATATTTTAGAAATAGGGAATCTAGCGAAGTATCGTAGAATCTTAACAGGCTCTCCAGTAACAAAGTCACCGCTTGACTTATTCAGTCAATGCAAGTTTCTCGATCCTTTCCATCTTGGTTATGACTCTTACTATGCCTACAGATCTCGCTATGCTCACATGTTAGAAAGAAATTTCGGTGGACGTCGTGTGCAAATCGTTGGTAGCTATCGAAGACTAGGAGAGCTAGCAGATAAATTAGAAAAGTTTTCTTATCGTGTGCTGAAAGAAGATTGTTTGGATCTACCAGAAAAAGTATTTACCAGAAGACTTGTTGAGTTGACTGATGAACAGAAAAAAGTTTACAGACAAATGAAAGAGATGGCACTAGCGGTGCTTGATGATGGCAAAATGATGTCAACCATGAATGTAATGACACAGCTCATGAGATTGCATCAAGTAACTTGTGGTCATTTTAAGGCAGATGATGGCACGATCAGTCACCTAAAAAACAATCGTATCGACTCTTTGATGGAGCTGTTGGAAGAAACAGAGGGCAAGGTCATAATCTGGGCAAACTATGTAGAAGACATAAAAAATATAGTCGCTGCTTTGAAAAAAGCTTACGGAGATGCGTCTACAGTCGAATATCACGGTGCAGTGGATGCTGGGGTCCGCCAGGAGCAAATTGCTCTATTTCAGCAAAAAAACGGCCCTACACGCTATTTCGTAGGAAACCCTCAAACTGGAGGCTATGGAATTACACTCACGGCTGCTAACACAGTAGTTTACTATTCTAACAACTACGATCTTGAAAAAAGACTACAGTCTGAAGACAGAGCGCATCGTATCGGCCAGACTGGCAGTGTTACTTATGTTGACCTGATTGCAGAAAAGACTATAGATGAGCGCATAGTCAAAGCACTAAGGAGTAAAATAAATATAGCTAATGAAATTATGGGTGAAGATATCAAAGATTGGATCTAGAGAATTATATTTTCGTATTTGGTCCTGCCTTCTACTTTGCTCGCTCTTAACACTTGTTTTCTTGGC